ATCCCTTCTGGACCTGCCGGGGTCAGAACTCATGGTCGATGCCTACCGCAACAACCCCGATACCGACTTCCACCAAATGGTGGCGGACATGGCCGGGATTAAACGCAAGGCCGCCAAGACCATCGGTCTTGGCCTCATGTACGGCATGGGCGTGGCCAAGCTTTCCACTCAGCTCGATCTCACCCACGAGGAAGCTAAGGAACTCATCGACACCTTCCACAAGAAGGTGCCCTTCCTTAAAGGCACCGTCAACGCTGTGATGCGCCGTATCGACGCACCCGCTGCCGGAGGCGCTATCCGTACCCTCTTGGGCCGCAAGTGCCGCTTCCCCCTCTGGGAGCCGATGCAATACGGCGTTAACAAGGCCCTCCCTTACGAACAGGCAGCAGCGGAATATGGACCGAGGATCAAGCGCGCAGGAACCTACAAAGGCCTAAACCGCCTCATCCAAGGATCAGCCGCAGACCAGACTAAGAGAGCAATGATTGCACTACACGAGGCAGGAGAGAACCTCCTCCTGCAAGTGCATGATGAACTGGTGATCAGTGTAAAAGACCGCGCCCAAGCGGAGCGCGCTGCGGAGATTATGGCCAACTGCGTGGCAATGGAAATCCCCAGCCGTGTGGATGTCGAGGTGGGACCTAGCTGGGGTGAAGCGAAGTGATTATTTAACCTCGGTGAACTTCTCGCCCTCGACGAACTTCATCGCCGAACGCGCGTCAATGAACTCTCTATCGTTATAGCGATAGGTCGCATCCTTCCATTGCTTCTGTATTCTGGCTAGGATCATCCCATCGCTATCCACGAGACAGATCGTATCCTCCATCTCCGCCCACCTCGGCTTTCTTCGTCCCATTACTCCCCCTTCTTGCCCCGGAAAATATCCCATAGCTGATCATACGCAGCCTTACTGCCCTGATGCGTATTGGCCATCACCACATCACGCGCAGCATCAGACACTACGTACAAGCTCCTCAGCCACTTCGCTGCCATCAAATCATCCTCATCCCGCGCTCGATCCTCCAAGTTACTAGCCAAGCGGTCAATCTCACTACCATTGATCAATTTCACCATAGCTAAGTTTGGAAAATCCTTCATGACAGCAGCTCCTCGATCCGCTCAATCGGCCAACCCATGACTTTATGTATCTTAATCATGAAGTCCCCACTCACACCATTGATCTGATGCCGTATCTTGGATATGGTGGCCCTCGATACGCCTAGCAAATCACACAACTGGCCATCGGAGGTGAAATGCATCTCGTACTTGATCTGATCCAACAGCGTGTGCGCTGGCAATGGCCCTTCGTTGCTTTTGCCCTTGGGCCTCCCCGCCTTCCTCTTCATCTTAACTCCCCTCCCGGTTATGCTTGAAAAGATAATCTTCGCGATACTCTGTCGGTGGCACCCACCCGTACTTGCGCCAAATCGCCTGTACATTTGCCCCCGGCCGCCACTTGAAGTCATCCAAGAGACTGACGTGCGGCGCACTTACGCCAGTGCCATAAATATGCGCCTGTGGCACCACCATGTAATCATCACCTACGACTTTGAATTTCATCTCAATGTCCTTTAGAGTTAGTTTGTTCTCCTATCCCTTCGCGAATGAAGTCGCGCTTCAACGCATCAATACCTTCATGCGCTAAACTTATAAAAGCCTCAAACGGGGCTGCATCCTCATCCTCCGATAAGCTCTTGCACATCGCTACCATCGCGGATACCAAAGCAGGAAGCGCGGCCCGGGGACTATACTCCAGCAACGCTACTAATACCGAACTCGACGCTTTATCAATTTCCACGCGAAACTCGTTAAAACGAGCAATATCTTCTTCGTTCATCGGTTCACCTCATCCACCACGTATTCTACAAAGTCATCCATATCGGCTTCCGTCATCGGATCATCTGTCAATCCGTAGTACTTCAGGATAACCTCCCTCGCCAACATCATCGAAGCCTGTATCAGGTCCGAATGCGTGGCCACATAAGCGTGGAGCCCGATCTGCTCAAGCTCACCTAATCCTGCAACCATCTTATCCAAAGCAACCGCTGCTTCGCTTGCAATGAATTGCTGTTCTACGAATCGTTCTTGTTCTCCCATCACCATCTCCTTTGTATTGGCTCCCTTTTCGGGAGAAAGGTGTTTGGGCCCTCTACCCATGCCTCAATCAAGAAGCAGAGCGATACGAACCCAACCACCGCATAAAAAACCACGATTACAACGTACTTCAAATCTTCCTCTGACAGGCAAAAGCTTGGATGTCCACGCGAAACGAACCAGCGAACTTGCAGTCAGAAACAATCCGACTCTCAGCCATCGTCCCGCCAACCCCCAGACCAATCAACAGGAACCCTACGGACACAAGCGATTTGGCCCACATCGCATTAATCCATGCCCACGCTGCTTTGTAATTAATCGTGTCAAACGTCATCGTTATCCCTCGCTTTCATCATTGCGTCTGCCATGAGGTAAGCTTTCTCCGCAATAATTCTATGCGCTTCACTACCGGGACTTATAGTTAGTGGGTTATTAACCTGCGCTTGCATAGCCTTCGCTGCAAAATAATCCCTTAGTTCCATACCGACTGCACCTGTTGCTGATGGAAATGCTTTCATCACTTGCCTCCTTTTTGCATCACTGGATATGCATTCTCTTGTGTTACTGCTGTACCCGACCAATACACACTGAACGGTGCATGGTAAAAGACACGCTTCTCTTTATCTTTGTCGTTTTGTAATCGTCTAACATGCTTCTCTCCTTTCTACTGCTGGTTTAACTACGTAATCGTGAAAGATCACACCCTTCGATGCGTCCCCACGCTTGTGCGCCCTACGCCAAAACTTATTTCCATTTCTCACTACCCAATGCCCACGCACATCATGCTGTCGCGGACTTGCGTGTGTACCGCCTAACGATTCACTCTTCGCGGACCGAGGCTCGATAACGACAGTGGTCCAATCAAACAATGGCTTCTTTCCTTGCCGAATACGTTTGGCATTATTCGTCTTATCTTCCGCCTTGTACGATGGAATGCTTACCTCCGATGAGTTCAACCTTTCCAACCAAAAAGCTACTGTCGTTAATACATTCATAGCCGCTTCTACCATTCTTTCATCTTTCTCATGCCTCTGATTTTCAAAATGGATTGTTATACCTTCCTCTAAATTCGCTTCTTGCATGTTGCAAGAAAAAGGAGGAACTCCATCTATACGCATATAGTCGGTAGACTCTAGCGCAGCGAATAAAATAACAGGTACTTTTTCTTCTGGCGGCCTTCCTTGTACTCGAACTGCAAATATATTGGAAGCAAACACAGCACTCGTTTCTTTTTCGTCACCAATAACAATTACACAGCGATCAAAAGGAAGTGGGTTTTTAAACGCTTCTATGGCGCGGCTGTGATCTATCATTTCATTTGATATCTCCCACGTTTCACTAAAATCAAACCACATCCAATTGCTGGCTTTCTCTTTAAGCACTCCAGCCATCTTTGTAATTAACGGTGTCACGTGGCCCCCTAATCAACAATCCTCAAGCGCGTGGAACTCAAACACTCCCCACTCATGAAGTCGTACATCGTGCCGGTAATGCAATCAATCAGGACCTTCTGGTAATACTTCCTTTTCCCCTGCGGCCGACTCTTGTCATATCGCTCGAGGTCAAAGATACTGAACTTCCGCTTCTCCCTGCCAAGCGGACTCAGTACTACTGCAAACTTCTTCGGATGCCGCTTTAACTTGATCATATCCGTCTCCTTCACGCAGCCGTAGCTGTGTCGGAGTTTCGGTTCGTCTTCCGTAGTCAGTTGATCGGGGTCACTCATTGGAACCTCATCGGGCTATGTTCTTTGGCTATCCTCAGTGCTTCTTCCAGCGCATACTCAATCGCTGCACGATCTTCCTCCATCGTGTCGGGGTCAAGGTCTTTAACCACCACAGTTACGCCTTCTTTGTCGTGGGTTACCTCAATCGTGTACGTTGTCATGGCGCACCTCTCTCGCGGATAGCGAACGCGCAACTTACCCAAGACGCATCGACTCGTTCACCTTCAGCCTCACACACCTTCGCACACGCCTCGCGCTCCGCTGCTGCGACTAGGTTGGCAAAGCGTTCTAGAAATTCTGATATGCCTTCAGCTCTTTCAAGCCAACCGATGCCAGCCTCCCGCGCCATGCGGATAATGTCATCTCTGTTCATTTTCTCTCCTCACTTAAATTCTCAAATACGTGGTCAGGTACTTTATCCCCTGCTTCCCTGCGCTCACGTAAAAAGGCCACCGTCTCTTTTGCTGTTTTGAATTGGTGCTCTCCCGCGCCAGACCAGACTTCGTAATACCCGCCAACGTGGTAGTAACAGTAAATGTCGCACTCAGGGCCTAGTCTGCAATAACTCATTTCTCCCTCCTCTCGGACCGTGGACCGGGGGCCGATCTCGCTAAACACCAACGACAGATCCAGCGAGGAACCCCGCGCGTCACCTTTCGCATCCCGCCCTCTACAGGCTTCGTTGCCTGACAACTTGTACAGAATTTGGTGGCCTCCATCACTTACCCTTCTTGTAAACAAAATCATCCGGGTTGAACGACGATGTGCTCTTGTCATCCCACACAATGTGAATCATCTCGGCAAATACATACCAACACCCATGCATATTCGGCCCCGCCGGGGTTGTCGTGATTACCATCCTCCCGTTCTCCGAACCGCGACCCGTGCACTTGCCACTTAGCAGCAAAATCCGCCCTCCCGCCTTGTTCGGCATCTCTAACCACTCCTCCGCCGCATACCCCATCTGGCACACCACCAATAGGGCGGGAAATACATACTTGAGTAACTTAGGGCTCATACGCCTCCTCCAATTCATCCGCCAACGACCAATAAATGTTCTTCGCCCCCTCCGTTACCGCATTCTCAGCATTCCACTCACATACCCGTACACACCGGTCACGCTCATCCCACATCGCCCCGTGGCGCGCGAACTGCAAAATCTCTCGTAGTTGATCTTCTGATAACAAATACTTATCGTCCACCTTGTGCGGTGCTAATTTCTCCCAAACCTTGTTGTAACTGAATCGATATTCCTTGGACCGCTCAATCGAACGCTGCTTAAACAAGGCCGTCAATCGCTCCGCTTCTGTCTGCTTAGTCATCTCAATTCTCCTCCAATTGATCAATGATCTCGTTCTCGTAATACTGACGAAGACGCTTGTTCTTACGCAACTCATCCTCAGCCCCCCGCCAGACCGTCAAATCGGGCTTCAGAACCTCAAACGTCACCTCGAAGTATCCAAAGTAGTCCGCACCCGTCGAAGTCTCCCAGTGGCTATATGAACCCCTGTGCTCGGCAAAGTACAAGACACCAAGCCAACAAAACTGCTCATCCCACTCGGATTCAATTAAATATTGGTACTTTTTTATCGTTTCCATGTCAGCGGTCCCCGAATAAATCGATTACTGTGCCGATGAGAACGGCGAACAGACCGAGGAAAGCGGACCAGAATAACAACCCAAGCGGCACAATGAACAACCAAAATACCCAATCCATACGCTATCCTTTCTCAAAGTGTGGGTGAATTACTGCTGTTTGCTGCTGTACTGACGGTACTATAGGCTACTTTTTTCTGGGAATCAACACAAATTTCTAGATTCAAAAGTTATAGAAACGGGTTTTTATATGCTTTTTGAGGGTTCCCTATAGAACTTTTTTGGGGTCAATGAAAAAAATAAATTTTTTTTGTAGAATTTGGCGTAATAGACGTAATGGCGTAATAAGTCAGTGTTTATGCGGTGTTTGAGCTAGTCGTTGAACAGACGTTTATATTATGGAAACGTAAGAAAAACGAAAAATACAGGGGAGATCCGCGAGAAAGTTTTTTTGAATCCAAAAACTTACACTACCCCAAAAAAGTTCTATAGGGCCACTTGGTTAATCCCGTCCCCGGTTGTTCCTTGACTACCTATGTTTCACTATGTAGTATATGTTTGGCTAGTTGATGGAGTTAATATGATGTTTGAGATTGATCGCGGAATTGATATACCGGGGAGCCGGACTAGGTATCCGTTTATGGAAATGGAGCCGGGGGATAGCATCCTGTTTCAGGATGCTAAGAAGGCCGTCTCAGCGCGCGTAGCGGCCGTTAGGTATGCTGGTAAGCAGGAACCCCCTTGGGGATTCACCTTGAGGCGCGTAGAGGGCGGCTGGAGGCTTTGGAGGACTATCTGAGATGACTAAGCGCGATGTTTGGAATGTGCCGCCTGTGATCCCGAATAAGGCCGCTAAACGGATGGCGGCCGATGTAGGGAAGCTAAAGACCAAAGGCAAGCGGGTGATGACGGCCAAGCATTGGAAGTTTGTCACCGAGTACGTTTCTGGGGACGGCCGAGTAACCCTGAAAGAAGCGGCTATCCGGGCGGGATACAAGGAAAGCAGCGCGTCAGTAATGGCGTGGCAGCTAACCAACCCGGACCTGAATCCGCACATTGTCGCGGCGATCCAAGAATATCGTGCCGAATTGGCATCGAAGTACAACACTTCGTATGAGCGGCACATGAAGGACCTGCAATTGATTCGGGATAAGGCCCTTGAAGCCGGTGCTTATGCTGCCGCTGTTCAGGCCGAGTATCGGCGCGGCCAAGCTTTGGGGACTATTTACGTCGAGCGCAAAGAAATCCGGCATGGGACTATTGATTCAATGTCCAAAGAAGAAGTGCAGCGCAAGCTTGACGAGCTGAAGAAGCTTTACGGCGGCCCCCCACCTACGGCGATTATTGATCTTAATCCCTCTGACGTTCGCGAGAGTGCCGAAAAGGATATTGATCCTGCTTTTACCCTGCCGGTAGAAGAGCCCCCGCTAGACGTTTTCGAGCTAGACCGCGATGGCGAAAAAACCTGAGTCGGTTTTTTCCGACTATCTCAAAACGCATTTGCCCGATGTTGATATATCGCGGGTTGAATCGCTGGCTTCGCTTGGCTTTCCCGATATGGTTATTGCTGACAAGCTTGGGACCGGCCGTGTTGGCTTTTTGGAAAATAAGGTTGTGCAGCGCGGTTTGAAGGTTGATCTGCGGCCGCATCAAATCTCGTTCTTGTTTCGGCATTGGGAATATTGCTGTAATGCCTTTTTGCTCGTAAAGCATTTGCCTATCGGTAAGCGTGTTGCGATTATTAATCTCTATCACGGTGGCCAAGTGATGGATGTTGCCCGTGATGGTCTGCGCGTTGATCCTGTGATCCGCTGGCCTTCTAATGCTGTTGACTGGCAGCGGCTAAGGGGTTTTCTATTGGGGGAAGAAAAAATATAGGAAAAATCAATTGGAGTATCTGAGCGGAAATAGTATTATGTGGTTGTCGGAGTAGTTTGCCGACTAACCTAGAATGGAGAATGAGAAAATGAAAACCTACGATGTGACAATCAAGGCGGAAATTTACAAGACAATCACTGTGACGGCCGAAGATGAAAATTCGGCTTATGTTGAAGCACACGAGGTTTTTTCCGTTGCTTCTGATGACTGGCCGGAAAAATATAATGAAGAGACAATTTCAGTCGTTGAGGTGCTGCCATGCTAAAAACTGTCGCGGTATCTTCGAACAAAAAAACCGGCCCCATCGCTGTAACGTATCGCGCTGGTGAGCATCAAACTTTCAGCACTTGCCCGAAAACCTGCGCGTTACACCCAAAAAGCGAGACCGGCGCGGCATCGATAGATGATGAGTATTTGCGCGCTGTGATGGATGCTGTCCCTCGTGGTGGCCAAGCTTGGACCTATTCGCACTTTGCCGCTGATGCACTGCCGCTACCGGCCCCGGGAAAAACTGTTATCAATGCCTCGTGCGATACCGCTTCCGAAGCGGTGCGCGCTTATTCGCTCGGCCGCCCCGCTGTGTACGCTGCCCCGTTAACATCGGCCGATCAGTGGCCGCAACGAATCGCTGGGGTTCAGTTTGTTCGCTGCCCTGCTGAATTGTCGGACACGTTCACCTGCCAGCAATGCGGAAACGGCCGCCCACTGTGCGCTCGGGCCGACCGCGATTATGTGGTGGTGTTCGTCGCGCATGGCACTGGTAAAAAGCGAGTCGGCACTGGTGACGGTGGTTGTTATGCTGCAAGCGGCCCCACTGCTATCCAGTGGCACAAAACCCGATCAAGCGGCGCGCCGAATGATGCGGAAGCTTTGCGCGCTTTTGCTCGTTCGCTGCCGCCGGGATCAATGCTGCGTCATCATGTCGCTGGTGATGTTGGCCGCGAGGTACTGCCATGCTAATTTTCGCGGTTCTGATAATTTTTGCGTTATGGTGGCTGGCTGATTTATTCGACAGTGGGAAATAGACTATTGAACGGCCGGTAACCGATTGAAAAATACAATTGGCAAGGCGGCCGCAAATATTGGACTATTGATGCATCGGACAGGCCTCGACGGGGCCGCGATTCTAGAATGGAGAATTGAGAATGGGACACATGATTGACGAGACAACCGGCCGCGCTGCAATTGCATATGCTGGCCGCACACCTTGGCACGGCCTCGGGCAGCAACTGAGCGAGGGCGCAGACATTGACACATGGACACGCGAGGCTGGTCTAGGCTATTCGGTACAAGCTTGTGATGTTCAATATGAAACCCCGGCCGTCACTGGTTTGCAGTCGTGGCCAGAGCGCAAAGTATTGACGCGCAGCGATACAGGCGCGCCGCTGGCAGTAGTGAGCAAAGATTATCGCGTGGTGCAACCGGCCGAGGTGATGGACTTTTTCCGCAAGCTAACCGACATCGGCGGGTTTCAAATGGAAACGGCCGGGGCGTTATCGCACGGCCGCCGAGTGTGGGCACTGGCACGTGTTGGCGATGGTGCGCCGGTTGTGGATGGTGACTTGGTCAAGCCTTATCTACTGCTCGGTACTAGCTACGATGGCACAATGGCCACGATTGCAAAATTCACTGCAATTCGGGTGGTTTGCAATAACACTATCACCCCCGCCGTCAATAGCCGCGCTGATGAGACTGACAAGGGTTATTTGAAATCGTCGGTGCGTGTGCTGCACAGCGCGCAATTTGACGCTGATGCGGTTCGCTTGCAGCTCGGCATTGTGGCTGATCAATTCGAGCGGTTCATCGTTCAGTCGCGGCAGCTTGCGCGGATTGATATGAAGTTCCCCGAAGCGGATCAATTTGTGCAGGAATTGCTCCGGCCGTATCATCAGAGCGCGCTTGAGATAACCGATACCAAAGCCTACAAGCGAGTGATTGAATTGTGGCAGGGGCGCGCTATCGGTTCGGACATTCTGAGCGCGTCAAAATCTAGCGGATCTCGTTGGGCGATGCTCAATGCAGTGACGCAGCTGGTAGACCACGAGCGCGGCCGCTCCGACAATACCCGCCTCGAATCGGCTTGGTTTGGCACTGGCGCGGCATTGAAAAACCGCGCTTTAGAATTGCTTGCTGCGTAATTTCTATTAAGTAATCCCCTCGGCGGCTTCGCTTCATTCGAGCGCGGCCGCTTTTTTTCGCCTCGGTAATAATTAAAAAGACAATGCCAAACTTGCCCCCGCGCCTCGCTCGGTCTCGCTGGCTGCGCTGGCCGTGGTGCTCGGCGCGCTCAACGCGCGCCGTTGCCCGTTGCCCGTTGCCCGTTGCTCCCGCGCCGCGCTTCGCTGCGCGCGCAGCGCGCAGCGTGTATCACCGGCCGCGCGGGGTTTGCGGCCGGTAGTGTTGCCGGACTATTGACGCGCGGTAATAATTCGGCTATGCTTTTCTCACCTTCCCTGCCGCTCTGGTCTAGCGGCTTTCCGGCAGGGAAGGTGAAAAGTCAACCAGATAAGAGAGGATAGAGAGATGGACAAATTGCCAGTGTTGGTTTTCTTGCGCGTTGATAATGATTCGCTCGACGATGCGCGGCCCTTCAATACTTTGCGCGGTGCTAAGGCGCGCTTCCGCTATATTGCTTCGGAGCTTGCCCAGTACGGACAGGACTGCGTTGCCACTGTTCACTATGCGCGCCGCCGAGACGAGCTCAACGAATATCCCGAGTACATCCTGGAGCTTGGGCCGCGCGGCGGCGTTATTGTTTCGCGCTGCTAGACTATTGACGCGCGTCAATAGTTCGGCTACATTATCGATACCGGCAGCGGCCGGTATCGACCAGCTAGAAAGGATAGAAAGATGGAAAAGAAAATTTTACTCGCAAGCTTGCGTAGCTCGATGTTCGGTGACCGTGGCAGTGATGTTGACGGCGCGCTGGACTATGCTCATCAAGTAATTAACGCGATGAGCGAATCATCGGACCGCGCTCCGGCATTCACTGCGCTGCACGTAGTCCTCAATACAGTGGCCAACGCTATC